GAAAAATCGTGCTTACGGAAGGAGAGGGCAGCGACCGGTCCTCTATCACCCTGGTTCCCAGCAGCCCGGACAAGGAAAAAGAAGCCACGGCCAAGCTGATCGGTCTCAAGAACCAGCGGGTCTTTCTGATCATCGACGAGGCCACCGACGTGACCAATTCGGTCTTTGAAGCCATTTCCAACCTCAACTCAAACCCTCAGTTTCAGTGTGTCGCCCTGGGCAATTTTGCCAGCCAGTATGATCCTTTCGGGATATTCGCCACCCCGGTCAAGGGTTGGAATTCCGTGAATGTTGAAATGGAGGAGTGGCAGACCAAGCTGGGGTTGTGTCTGCATTTGGACGGCTCCAAGACCCCAAACCTGGACGCCACCGACAAATGGCCTTTTCTTTTGACCACCAAGCAGCTCAAGCACGCCGAGGAGCACGACGGGGAAAACTCAATCGCCTTCTGGCGTTTTATCCGCTCGTTCCCGGCCCCGGGCGGGGCGGAGCAGTCCATTTATTCTGAGGCCGACTTCCGAAAGTTTGAGGTCGACAAGGCGCCAAAGTGGAAAGAGCCGCCCAAAATGGTGGCCGGGTTGGATCCCTCATTTACCAACGGAGGGGACCGGACGGTCCTTTATTTTGTGGAGTACGGCAAAACGGACGAGGCCGGCCCCACGGTATGTTTGAAAGAGTTCGTGATATTGCGTGAGGATGTCAACGATCCCCAGCCCCGGAACTTCCAGGTGGCCAAGCAGGTCATGGCTGAATGCTCCAAGCGCAACGTCCCGGCGGAATATTTGGCGGTTGACGCGACGGGCGCAGGGGACCCGCTTTGTGATATCATTTCGGAAATCTGGTCTCCCAGAATTTTGCGGGTCAAGTTTGGGGAAAAGCCAAGCGACCTCCCGACCAGCTCGACGTCCGGCATCGTGGCCAAGGACAAGTATTCCAACCGCGTCACCGAGCTTTGGTTCGGCGGCGTTGAGTTCATGCGCTCCGGACAGTTGAAGGGCATCACCCCGGAACTGGCCCGGGAACTGACCAGCCGGAAATACACGACGATGGGCGGGGGAAAACTGGTGGTAGAAACCAAGCGGGATTACAAGTCGAGGGTCGGCAAAAGCCCCGACTTGGCCGACGCCGCGTTTGTGGCGCTTGAATGCGTCCGAGTCCGGGTCGGCGCCATGGCCGGGGGCACCATCATGGCCCGCAAAAGCGGCGGGTGGATCGAGCAGGCCAAACGCCTGGACCGTGTCATTGACGCCAGCAAGGAACTTGCAGGAAATTATTGACTTGGCACTGCCAGTAGACAGTATGGGTCGCTAAGTGGACATCTTGCTCGAAAACATACCCGAGAAGGGTTCCGTTCCCAAAGAGAGGCTGAAGGACGCCAAGTCCGCGCACTCCATCTACAACACGTTGCGCGAGTCCGACATTCATGCCGACCAAGACCGCAGCAAGATCCAAGCGATGTTTGACGGCGATCCGCCCTACAATCCGGCGACACTCCGTTCGATGGGCCAGGCTTACCGAGCCAACCTAAATTTTGGCGAGGCTGCGGCCGACCTGGAAAACGCGCTGGCCGCATACACCGACCTGGTTACCGGCGTGGAAAAACTGGTGGAAGTCAAAACCTCGTTTGGCGACGAAAGCGAGCGGGGCGTGTGGGGAGGAATCATCGGGGAGGAGTTTCACCGGGTGCTCCTAGAGTGGGACCAGTTTCATTTTAACTTCCAGCTGCTTTCACATTATTTTGTTTCCCAGGGTCTGGGCGTCACCTTTTTTGAAAACGATAAGGACTGGCGCTGGCGGGTGTGCGGTATCGGGGAATTTCTTCTTCCTCGTGGCACGCCGGCAACCGAGGAGCGGGTCGACTTTGCCGTGGCCAAACGTTCGTACTTGGCCCACGAGTTGTACGGTTACATTGCAAACCCCAAGGCGGCCAAAGAGGCCGGTTGGAATGTGGAGGAAGTTCGCAAGGCTTTGTCCGAGTCAAACCGGGGACAGCGGCCCACCGACCAGACCTGGGAGGAATTGGAAGTCGAGTTCAAAAACAACGACCTTTATTACTCCTACGCCCGCGCCCAGGAGATACGGGTCAACCACTATTATGTCCGGGAGTTTGACGGCACCATCAGCCACTACATCGGGCTGCGCGACGGATCCAACACGGACTTTCTTTACAAAAAAATCAGCCGCTTCAAAAACGCAACCGAAGCCTTCACAATTTTCACTTTTGGCATCGGCAACGGCACTTACCACTCTATCCGGGGTTTGGGGCACAAGATTTTCCCGCATATCCAGGTAAGCAACCGGCTGCGCTGCTCGGTAGTCGACGGCTCCATGATGCAGACCAGCCTGGTGCTTCAGCCCAAGACGGCCGAGGATGTCAGCCGTCTTTCATTGGCTTTTGCCGGTCCCATTTCCTTCTTGCCGCCCAACCTCGATGTCGTTTCCACCTCGTTCCCCAACTACAACCAGAACGTCCTGCCGGTGATGCAGGATTTGTCCATGACTCGCCAGTCCAACACCGGGAGTTATCGCACCCGCCAGATGACGGACGGCAGCAAGGAGCGCACCGCCACCGAAGTGCAGGCCCAGCTGGCCAACGAAGCGGTGTTGAGCACGGCCTCGATCAATCTTTTCTACGTTCCTTGGACCAAACTTTTGCGTGAGTCGTTTCGTCGGCTGCAGAAAGACACCTGGCAGAAAGGCGACGCGGGTTACGAGGGCTACGAAAAATTTCGCAAACGCCTGGAGCAGCGCGGGGTGCCCTGGAAGGCGGTGCTTGATGTCCACGACGTCACTGCGGTCCGGGCTATTGGTTACGGTTCCAGCGGGGCCCGTATCCTGGCTTTCAATGAATTTTTACAGTTGCTCCCGCGCTTCGACGAGGTGGGCCAGCAAAACCTGATCCGCGACCGCGTGGCCGCCCGCGTCGGTTATGACCAGGTCGACCGTTATCTGCCCGCCAGCAAGCTCAAGGAACGGCTTCCGACCGACGCCAAGATTGCCGAGCTGGAGAACGCCCAGTTCCAGGACGGACGCCCGATCAATGTTATGCCGACCGAGAACCACTCGGTGCATCTGCGGGTTCATCTGGCCGACGCCCGCACGATGCTGGAGGCGACCGCCCAAGGCATTGCCCAGCCCGACATGGCCTTGGCTTATCTGACCCTTAACTACCAGCATTCCATCGTCCATCTTCAGGCCATCGCCTCCGATCCGATGCGCAAGGTCGAGATCGGGCAGTACAACGAGATGCTCAATCTCATGCGCGAGGCCATTGTCGCCCTGCAGAACCAGATGCGGGCTCAGGCTGAAAATATGCGCAAAGCCCAGGAAGCGGGTAACGTTCCGGGTGGCGTGGATGCCGCAGCCGCCACCAAGCTACAGGAACACCAGGTGGCCATGCAGATGAAGATGGAGGAGGCCAAGCTGGAGCAACAAATCAAACTGGCCGAACACCAGCAACGGATGGCGTTAAAGGACGCCGAGACGGCCAGCAAAATCCGCAATTCATAAAATGCTTGCCATACGGGCAAACTACTGTCAGTAATCTTTAAATGATGACCATCGAAGACTGGAAGAAGCGGGACGATTTACAGGCGGAACTAAAACATATTTTGACTTTGCCGGCATTCCGGGGGGCCGTGGAGGCTTTGACAGATTTTGCCGCACCTAAACCGATGCCGGTCCCGCAGGGGACTGACCTGGCTTTGTGGGGTGCGTTGCTTAACGCCCGGCGGGAAGGGTTTTTCGATTGCCTTAGAAATTTTCAGGCGCTGACCGAAATGGCGGCAAAGCCGGCGGAGTTGCCGGCACCCTGGACGGAGAACAAGGAGATTAAAGAATGAGCGATGACAAGATGGGTTTGCTGGAGGCGCTTGACGCCCAGTTAGACCAACCCCAAGCCCCGTCGCAAACGGTGGCGCCAGAACCGAAAGCCGAGCCGGTCAAGGAAGCCCCCAAAGTCGAAGCCCCGAAAACCGAGGCCAAATCCGAACCCGTCAAGGAAGCCCCGGCCAAGACCCTGGAAAACAGGATTGAGATTCCCGATGATGTCATTGACCAGCTGACCAAGGCCGGCGAGCCGGAAAAGAAAACCGAGGCTTCCGCCGAGGCCGACCCGGAACTTCCCAAGGATGCACCCAAGGCGGCCCAGACCGCCTTTGCCAAGGTGACCACCGAGCTGCGCGAAACCCGCGCCCGGCTCAAGGAGCTGGAAAGCAAGATCGGCAAGGAAGAGCAGGATGTGGAGGACAAGGGCGAGGAAAGCTCCCCGGAGCTGGAACGCCTGAAATCCGAGCTTGAGGAGATCCGCACCCAGCGCGACGAGTATGAGACCGAGCTTTCCGTGGCTCGGGTGCAGGCGACCAAGCAGTACAAGGTGGCTATTCAGAAGCCGATTGAACAGGCTGCCGCCGGCATTGAGGAGATTGCCAAGGCTTACGAGATCGACGGAGACTCCCTGGTACGGGCAGCCAATATTGGGGACGCGGCCAAACGACGGGCCGCGGTAAAAGATCTGGTGGCCAATCTGGATCCGGTGGATGCGGTGGATCTTCGCCGCCGGGTGGAGGATTTGAACCAGCTTTACGGCAAGCGCGATGTCATCCTGCAGAACGCAGAGAAGGCCATGGAAGAGATTGCCAAGCGCGAGGCCGCTCAGGTTGCTGAGGTAGAAAAACAACAGCAAGCTCAAGTCGCCAAGGAAGCCGAAGCGACCAAAGCCGCTTATGATGAGATTTGGAATCGCTTTACCAGTGAGGTCCCGGTGCTTCGCAAAACCGGGAATCCTGATTGGGACGCCCGCATCGACAATTTGCGCACTCAAGCCATGAACGTAGAAAGCACCGATCTGGACGCCGAGACCCGCGCAGCTTTGACTTACCAGGCCGTGGCGATGCCGCTTTTGGTCGACCTGTTCCAGGGTTATATCCGCAAAAGCCAGACGGAGATTGCCGGCCTGAAAAAATCGTTAGGCGAAATCCGTGGGGCAACCCCCGGAGCCGGGGGAGGGGAGACCAAGGCCGGTGC